CGACGAATACGCCGTTGAGAGCATGAACGAAAACCGCTGTTATATTGACTCTATCGACAATGACGAAGAATTAACCGCCCTCTTTGATGAATTGGAAGCGGCAACAGAGGGGGAATAATAATGGAAAGAAAACACGAACAGACCGCAAAACAGTTTTGCGAAGCTCTGCGAACCATCGCAGGAAAGCCGGAGAACCTCGAAAACCTCGAAAGTTATCTATCAAATCATTTTATTGAATGGATGAATAAATACGCAAACACGCCCGAAAACATAACGGCGGAACTGAAAAACTTTGCAGATATGGACATATAAATGGAGGAATAAAAACATGATCTATTATAAAGTTAAACCGGAATACGATCAGACCTATAAAAACCCGCGTATACACAACGCCGATATTTTAGTTAAGGACGCGCTTTATACCGAGACAGAGCGGAAAAAAATGCAATCTGTGCCCGATAAGTGTTTTGACGTCGTGGATATCCCGCGCAGCAAAACCGGATTTTTCTTCGGAGTGAGATATGCCTTTGAAGACTAACGGAAAAGAACAACACAAGCCCGGAAACGTTTCCGGGCTTTACTCTTAACACAAAGGAGGATTTAAAAAAATGCAGATATTCAAACACCGTAAACCGCCGGAGCGGTACGCCCCGAAAACATACACCACGCCGAGCGGAAGCGCCCCGGCGGTATATGTGGATATCCTACAACAACCGCATACACTAATAGCAGGCACGACCGGAAGCGGCAAGAGCTGCGCCATAAACGGCATAATACACACGGCACTCTATAAATCTCCGTTACACGCCCGATTTATTTTGATTGATCCGAAGCGCACCGAGCTTATTATGTACCGTAATTTACCGCATACAATAGCATACACAAGTGACCCAGGCGAAGCACTCCAAATATTAAATAATGCAGTCGCCGAGATAGATGCACGATATGACCGCGCGACGGCAAAAGGTTTAAAAAAATCGGACGAAGCGGACATATATATAATTATTGATGAATTAAGCGACCTTATTTTCTCTGAACCTCGAACGGCTCAAACGCTGGGCAAAATAGCCCGCATCGGACGCGCCGCAAATGTGCATTTAATAGCTGCTACGCAGTGCCCAAATCGCAAAACATTATCCGCAGAATTTGCGGCAAACTGTCCCGCCCGGCTCGCTCTGCGTTGCCGCGAAAAAATAGAATCTCGGCAGATCATCGGAAACGGCGCAGCGGTTACTTTGCCGCAATACGGTTATGCTTATTATCAGGCACCACAATACACAACATTGCAATTAGTTAAAATCCCATATTACACCGATAATATATTGCTTGAGCGGGCGCGATTCTGGGAAAAACAAAAATAATCAAATCCCCGGTTATAATACCGGGGATTTTTCATAGCCTTTAAAATATCGTCATAAATGCCACATAAACGCGTTTTGTCTTTTGCAATGTAATTTCATAGCAACAGTATTTAAACGGCTTTACGGGGCAATTTTCGCAATATTTTGACTATTCGAGACATCTCTATGTTTTTGAAGTTCAATCGAACAGAGTAAAACACCTTTGTGCGCCTTATTCTTTGTCGATGACTACACTCTCAACATACTTCTCTTCGATCGCTTTCGGGTCAGGTTCATCCCCAAGCGGGTTCTTCGCCGTGACTTCGACCTCCTGCTTGTCCGCATACCCGAAGTTATTCTTCATCAGGAAAATACCTGATACCGGATTTATTTTCCCGTTCTGCATATAGTCGACCATCTGCAAGTCGAGCATCTGCACCGCTTTTTTCAGCAAGTCTGCTACCTTGGGATTTTTACCTTTTCGCTCTACCCTGATTTCCCACAGATATCGCCTATCAACATCCAACGCAAGAGCAAGACCGGCAACCGAAGGTTTCATATCATCAGCAGCACATATCTCAAAGTAAGTCTGTATTCTTTGTGCAACCTCGTCCTCATTTTTCATATCGACCTTCTTCAGGGCAGCGAGCTTGAGAGAATGGTTGATATATTTCCTGTTGTCGCCTGGGTCAGGCTGTGCGGTACTGTCAGGTCTTCTTCTTTTCTTTGTGACCTCGTTTACGATTTCATTTACTGTTTTTTCGTCCATATTGTCTCCTTTCAAGTATAGCGCAAAAGGCGCAAAAAATTTTTTACCCCTTATATATGTACATATATTATCTTTTTCTATATGTGTAAGTTCGTAAATATATTACGCATTTTGCGCACTCATTATAAAACTCTATATGCGTAATTTCGTAAAAATTTTACGCATTTTGCGCATCGTCCTCGTTTTCGCTCATCAGACCGATTCCTCGAACAAAAAAATCACGATGACCTTTAGTTATCGGGAAACCTCTAAACTCAATCTCACCGTAAAAACTTGTCGTGCCGAGAGGCTTATATCTGTTCTCAGCGCGGCAGCACCACGACCTGTAGGCGTTGTATAAATCACCTCTTTGTGCTTTCAGACCGTCTCCAATCGTGCAGCAGTCTTTTATAAAGTTGCCTATGCGATCATATTTGAGACGATAATCAGCAGTCGCTTTTCTTACGCAGTCGGGAGGGTTGAGACCATTTTTAAAATAGTCCGTGCATCCGTCAATGAGCCACTTGAGTATTGTCGGGCGGTTTTCCTCGCTCTGGAATATCTCTTTGAGATCTCGGTCTCTGTTATTCTCAGTAAAGCTCTCGTCGAAAGTGATAACCCATATGCGGTCAGACTTGAACACTGTATCGTCACTGATAGCGGGGAGATAGTTGGTGTTGACCCATATACTATACTGCGGGACGAAGTCGAAGCTTCCTTCAAACAGTCCTCGAGTAGTGAGGGTGTCGCGCCCGGTCATTGCTTTGAGGGCGCTTGCGTCTATCTGCTGCTCTCGTTTTATTTCAGATATATTTACAAGTCGAGTGTTCACAAGCTTGCGAAGTGCAGGCTGCGGAGAGTTAAAGTCAATGCTTTTGCCGTTCTTTGCCTCACATATGAGCATCGGGTCAGAGCCGCCCATATACTCAGAGCCGAGCGCGGACTGAATGGAGCTGAATAAGGTTCCTTTTCCGTTTCGGGTCTGTGAACCGTAGGCAATAAACATACATTCCTCGCGGTTTATCCCGAGCAGGCTGTATCCGAGGGCGCGTTGCAGGAATGCCGCTTTCTCTTTGTCGTGGGACATTATCTGATCTATGAAGCTGTACCACCGTTTGCAAGGTTTCGCGAGAGTGTTGAGGTTGCAGGTCGTTACCTGAGTGAGGTTGCGGCTCTCACGGTCGGGTACCGTCTCCATTGTTTTGAGATTGTAGGCGCAGGCGGGGGTGTTGAGTAAGTATGGGTCTGCGTCAAAGTCCGTTGCAGAGAGGCGCACCATTGTTTTGAGCATTGCGATAATGTTGTTTATCGCCGTATTTTTTCTGATGCTATTGCAGTACTTTGTGTACGGTTTCAGCTCATCCTCGCCTACTGTCAGTGAGAGTTCTTTACAATAGAGCAACAGGAGATTTAAGACAGTCTGCACTTTGTCTGAAATGTTACCTGCTTCGGTCTGTTTTGCCCAGCGGGAACCGTCCCAGATATACCATGCATCGTACTGAGGACAGTACCTGATACTGTTGTCGTACAGATCGGCAATGAGAGTCGCCGTACCAATGTCATCATGGGTATAAATCATTGACGCATACGGGTGCAGCGCCATGAGTTTTCTCATTAACCTCGACTGCGTTCTGTCCTCTATGTATCGCTGACAGCTTTCGAGGTAAAAGGGTTCGTTATCCATTGTCATTCCTCCATTGGCTCATTCCAACATTCGGCGCATTCTATCTCCGGACACTTTCCGCCGTATATTCTCGTCCGGCACGCACTGGGACACCCGCCGTTATTAAACGATTTACATTTTGGTGCATCCGGGAACTTCTCCAAAAAGTCCTGCGCGTATGTTTTCTTCGGGTGTTCGTTGCTCCATTTTTGCAAAATTTCGATTGCCCTTTTTACATCTTCGTTACAAACTATTCCGAGCCTCCAGACACAAACATCAAACAGCGGGCATTGCTCTTTGTTCTCCGCGCCAGCCTCGCACCAGGTGCGCGAGTCACAAAGTCTTTTAAGTTCAGAAAAAAAGTTTGTCGTTTTGTTACAGTCCATTTTTAAAGCTCCTTTACTGTTATTTCTGTCTCTGCTTTCATTCCGTGTCACCGTCTTTCAATTCTCCGTAACTGCCATAATCATCAGGGTCAGGAGTTTCATAATTACCCCATCGGCACTCTTGATGAGGGTATTCATCGTTGTTGTCTTGCCAATACTTACAGTCCTTACATCTGACAACCTCAACCACATCGGCGGTTGGTACTGACTTTATAACATTGTAGATGTCTGTGGCTTTATAAAGTGCATCAGCTTCACACGCAGCTCCTTCAACTAAATTTTTTTGACAACTTATGTGATACCAAGTTGTGCCTTCAATTTCATCAATCGCTGCCTCACGCTCTATATATTCAGCCATTGTCTTCACGCTCCTTTAATGCTCGTTCTGCCTCTTCACGGGTGAGGAATACGGTTTTGCCGATTTCACCGGCGTTTATATCTGACAGTGATTGCCAAGCGAACCCTTCTACAATGTCCCACTCAATAAACAAGCTGAACAATTCCACGCGGATGGTTCTAACTTTATACACACTAACCGTTTTTCGACCCGTTACTTCGTAAAGCCTATCTCCCACTTTACACGGCAGCACGATAACGCCGTGTTCAAGAAGTAAGTCTGCCGTCCTTTCCTCATAGCACCTTTCAAGGTTCGCATACTTGCAATTCTCGTCGCAAAGATAAGGCGACGGACAAGAACCAAGTTTCAGAATTTCAATCAGCCGTTCTCTATCTGCATCCGCCATTGTTTTCACGCTCCTTATCGACATAAATATACAGCCATTTGCTCAAATTCGCCCATTTTATCTTTTGGAATCAAAAGGACTTTTTCATCTTCGCTCATGATGATATTATAGTCTTGCTCGATTAAATCGCATATTTCCAGTTCGCTCATAAGTGCAAGCTCTTCCGCTGTTGCCATTTTGTCTTTAAACGCCAGTTTTCTTGCGTCCCTTATCATCCCCGTGTAAAGAAGACGGTCGCTTAAATCTCTTCCATTCATTTTCATTTACCTCCTAATAGCTCGGGGTTATCATAGATATTGCCGATGACAGTACATTCGTCGGACGGGATAAAATGATATCGCACACCGCCCTTTTGTCCCATGAAACACCCGTTATGAACGACCTCAAAAACGCCTATTCGTTCTGTCGCAACACCAATATAGTTGACATCGTATAAGACATCGACTATATCGCCCTCAAAAATCTTTGTGCCGTTTTTATCTTTTAATCCTGTGTATTGCCCCACAGTTTTAGGGTCAACAATAATTCGGCATTTGTTCCCAAACCTATCGGGATATATAATTATTGCTCTGTCGTCTTCAGTTGTGTCCAAACTGCCAAAGCACCAACTATGATTTATGACTCCAAAATCTTTACCCCTGAACAGTATTTCTCTCATTGTCTATCGCCTCCGTCCAGTCAAGCGCACATCCGCAATTACTGCAATATTTAGGCTTCGGAAAATCATCGCAAAAAAAATCCTTCCAAGTACCCAAGTCATTTTGGCAACAAGGGCATAGGTAATAAGACCCTTCGCCTATCGGCTTCTTTGGTATTGCTTTCGCTTCGAGTTCAGTCACTTTTGCTCTCAGAGCGCAAATTTCATCACTAAATCGATGATTTTTATCTTTGAGAATCATTATCATTTCTTGCTCTTCGGCTCGTTCGTGGCGCTTCTTTTTTACCTGAACTATTAGTTCATGTACCCATGTAATCGCAAATACCGCCAAATTTGCTGAACAAACCGCAGCAACCAATATTTCAAAGACATCAACATTACTCATCGTTGTCACCCGCTTTCAGTTCCGTACCGCAAATAGGACAATAGTCCAATCCTATCTTAGCCGAGATGTTTGACCCATACGCGATGTTCGGTTCATAACCGCAGAAGCGGCAATAAAGGTCTTCATAAGGCTCGTCCTGAATATAGTAATAATATTCGCCAACACTTCCGTGCATTCGGTCGTCCTCGTAGCACTGATAAACCTCATGGATTGCTTTTTGCAGATTGTCAAAATATGAAATCCAGTGACGCTCACCTGTTATACAGTGTTTTGACCATACACTGTATCGTTCATACTGTTTCATTAGTCGTCTCTCCTTATGAATATGTCCCTATCACTATGGCGAGGAAAAAGATAATAAGCATTCCTACAGTCGCCGAAGCAATCACAAATAGGAATTTGATGAAGTCTTTCATTCTGCTTTCTCCCCTGTTATCAGTTCCGAGTAGGGGAGTGTTTTAATCCATGCACAAAACTCAACCCACTCGTCGAGTTTATGGTTACGACGAGACTTGTACATATTGATAAGTACCTCGTAGTTCAGCATGACCGTACGGCGCTGATTGTAGCTGCTCGGCAGAAGCTGAATCATCTGCCACCAGTATTTTTTATCCTTCGTATCAAGAAAACAATGTCTTGCCTCATTGAGAGCCATAATTACACCTTCAAGGGCAGCATAGTACATAGGGTCACAATTAGAAACATCTCCTATATGCTCACAACTAAAATCCTCCAGCGTAAACTCTTTTGCATGAATCTTGTGCATCGTTGAGCAAGAATTGGCGACAGTGCCTACTTTGTAAGTATCAAACTCCTTCCACCAATACAGCGGAGCTGTTATATCAACATATACCGTAATCATTCTCATGAACTTGCGATGATCTGTACCGGCTTTGCGAAGACGAGTCATGAGGTTGAGGTCATTCGAGCCAACTACAAAGCACTCAAAACCAGTACAATCACGGTTTTCTCTACGACAGATACCTTCGCGCTCGATTTTGCCGCATTTCCCACAATCGACCGCAAGGTAGGAGTCGCTCTTATCCCAAGAGTTCATAGGGTTACGCATCCCTCTAATAATCGCCTCCCACTGTTCTGTAGAAGGTGCTACAACATTTTCAATCTTTATCATAATAATAGTCACTCCTTCCTTCGCGGCATTCGCTTATCCTTGTCCAAAAAAACCGTCCGTTATCATCGACAAGTAAAAAGCGCGAGTTTTTCTTGTCAACGGCATAAACCGGGGAATCCTGCCATCGCCCGGCATCGTCCTTGTAATTAACTTCAAACATAATTCTTCATCTCCTGTATCTTGTTACGCTGTTCACGATGCACTCGACTTCATACCCCGACAACGGAGGTCTGCAAGCCTGCGCATTTGCTTTCAGTAATTCTTGATGTATTTGTTCTTTTGAATATCCCTGGGAATGCATTTGCCCCGCAAGGGAAGTGAGACTTATATTCCGCATTCCCGCGGGAATCTCGGGATATCGCGGTGTGATGCTGATTTTCCCCTCAACTTGAATCTCGTACTTGGGGGTGTAAATCCGATTGCTGGAGTTTCCGATACTTTCTCCGTCCTTCGGGGTATCTTTGAAATACTTATCAACGATATAATCGATGCCTTGCTGATTTTCTATAATCGTCGGGTATATCAACTTTTTCCCGGTCGTGATGAAGTATCGGGAACCCCTGTAAATCTCCACTCCTGCGCCGTTGTTTTTGCCCTTAAAGGGTAACGAACCTTTGACAAATATATGTACGCCACGCCCGCTTCGGGACAGTTCAGTGTATGACCGGCAGTGACTGATACAATCAAGGCTCAAATCAGACAGAAAGCCGTCCTCATTAAACCCCGCATCGATATCAATCCCGACTATCCCATTATCTGCAAAAACAAATCCTACATGGTCGTATACTCCGTCGTTGACAGCTCTCACGGCTTCGTCAAAGGTGCTCCATGTTTCGGGTGCTGTAGAGGACGCTGCTTTTCTCGCTTTCGCCTGCATCGGTATTTTTGAATTGTTCCATACACAGACCCATTGCGGAAGTTCTGTGATTTCGGGAGGGAGATTGTCGTATCTCATGGCTTATTCCTCAGTATCATTCTCGCTATTAAACCAATACTCGCCCGCTCGTATCGTAAAACCGGGGAAAGTTTTGGTATCAGTGGTTGATTTGTTTGCTTTAATGATTTTTTCAGCTTCATATGCAGGCATTGAATGTTTGACATAGTCGTTGCCCGCTCTCGTAATGAAATCTACGGTTCCGTTTGCATTGATTTTGAGTTTGCTCAATTGCACATCTCCTTTACCAAGTTACATTTCCGAAGGTTTTGTTGACTTTTTCGATGCTCTGATTGAGTTTTTCAAAGGCTTTCGCTTCTTTCTGCCGAAATGGAAGGTCGACCAGGTCGGGCTTTTCCACCTGTGTCCAAAGAGCACCGAAAATATTCCATATAAACGCGCGATCATGTCTTTCGTCAGTATCACCCCTGATGAATTTGAGATAATGCCTTACCGCGCTGTCAATGTAGCTATGCATTGGGATTCCTTTTTCCCAGTTTCTCTCGGAGTATTTGAGAGCACCTTCTTCATAGTGCTTTGAGACTTCGAGAATCAGCGTAGGAAGGTCTGTGTTGAGCTTTTCGGCAAATTTATCGACCGCCTCTATAAGCTGCCCTGAATCGCCATGTTTGACGAAATAATCGATATGTCTGATAATCTCATCGTTTCCGAGGATTCGGGAGACTACCCCGAGGGGAAGAAGGTCGCAACGACCTTTCCCCTCCTTGATGTCTCTCACTGCCCCAGTCTCGAACTCTATTCTGTTGCCGCTATCCGAAATAGGCATGATAATCCTCCTTATCCGAGCAGATCGTCGAGACTCGGCAGTTTACTTGAGTTAGTTTTCACGGGCACAGAAGCGGAAGCTTCGAACCCGGTTGCCGGACGTTTGTCATTGAGACGAATGAAGGTCATCGTCTTTCCGGGTTCATCTCTCTTCTCGATTTTCTCGTGCGTAACATCGCACTCTACATAGTGACCGACCAGCTCAACCGGGTCTATATCATCTCCGAGCGCGGTTCCGTCCATAGCCTGGCGGACGAAGTATGAAAAGGCATTATATGCGCCTGTATTCTCTCCGCCGTCCTTAGTCTTGAACGAATACCTTTCAATATGTTTAGAGCCATCCTTGGTTTCCATTGTTACCTCAAGCTTTCCGAACTTGTCCTTATAGTCAACATTGACTATCTTGAACACATGAGTGCCCTCGGGGATGAGTGAGAAGCCGTTAGTGAGTGTTATTCTTGCCATTAGTGATTTCCTCCGTTGTTTGTATTTTTAATGATATTTGCGATTATCGCAATTATAAAAAGCGTCATTTCAGCGAACAGGGTTGTCAGCACACCGAGTACAAAAGGATTGATGAACATCGTAGACTTCCTCCTTATATCCTCGTCGTAGTCAACCGATAGCTTGTCTCTGATGTTGAATATTTATCGAGCAGTCCATCGGCAGCTAAGTCATTTTTATTAATCTTCGTCGAGGTCGTTTTGCTGATATCCCATGAATACTGACCGCCCTTGAGAGATACTTTTTTATCCCCTTCTCGGAACTGCCCCTGACCGTATTCTTTCACGATATCTGAGATCGTTTTAAGTCTCTTAATCAGCGGAGTCAGAGGTTCGGAAAGCTTGTCTATCTGCTCTTTTAGGGCTTCGCCCTCAGTGATGAGAGCATTGATATCCGTCTCAGGGGAAAGAGTGTTTGTTCTGAGTTCCTTGAGAATATCGGCATCAACCGTTTCATCGTATTCGGGAGATATTCCCGAGAGGACGTGATTTCTCCACCAACCTTCAGCAACTCTTATATAGTCCTCGAAATCAGGGTATCTCTCACTGATTTTGAAAGGGACAACAATAGTATTTGCGGCATTCGGTACAAATGCTTCGGGGTGCTTGTAGTCCTTATCCTCGAGGAAAGAAGCAACCATTATCACCTGATCTACGCCGAGTAAATAGGCGTATAGCGCAGCCTGTAAAGCGTAGTATTCTGGAATATCATTAGCCCAGTCTTCGCTTCGTTTTGTGGTTTTCATCTCGAGCACCGATTCGAGTTTTCCGTCCTCATCGTAGTTCAGATAGTCCCACATTCCGCCGAATATCGGCTCATCGTGAAAGAAATCTCCTCGAGTGACCTTGAAGTAATTATCACCGAACTTGTCTGTGGGAGTAACGAGGTTCGGCATATAGTAGCTCTGCTTCATATACTCAGCCTGTTTTGGTTCTATAGCCTTACCCGCTATCGTATAGATGGTATCCTCGAAAGGTTCTTCGTATGTTCGGGTGATCTCGCACCAAGTCTTAAACGGGGTATTCCATTTGTTCAGTCCCATGATTGCAGCGAAGCGAGTACCCGTGATTTTCTTCGGACGCTTGGGAATATCGACTTTGATTTTATTTCCGTTAATCCACTCCATATACTGCCTTCCTTTCGTTGTCAATCGAAGATATACAGTCGGCGATACGATTTAACACTTCGGGTGATATTTCCGGGATTTCCTCTTCGATATGCTCGTATATGTTAGTTAGGCACTCGTAATAATCATTGAGGGGAAGGTATTTCTTGAGAGTTACAGTGCCCTCGACGTCTATCGAAAACTCAACTTCGGTGTAGGGCGTGAAGTTCGCTGCTCTGATGATGCTTTTCGGAACTTTGAGAAGTCCGTCGGCATCTACTGTTCTAATTACTTTGTCCATAATTAACCTCCGCATTTTTCAATCATTTCACCGATTCCGGTGATAAGCTTTTCGCAAGCCGATTTTGTGATATCCTTGAATCCGTTAGTTTTCAAGGCAACCTCCTGAATGAACTCTTCCTGATCGGGGGCAACCTCTCTAAGTTTCTTGAGAGCATCCTTGAGAGCCTTAATCTGAAGCTCGTCTGCATTACCGTTAGCCCCTGTGAGGGTTTCTTTTATCTTTGCCCTCTCTTCTGTAGTTGCAGGTGCTTTTTTCTGCCCGGAGGCGTGAGGTACTGTTGGCGTTACGCCAACCTGCGGATCAAGTTCGTCGTGCTGAGTGATGTCGAGAATGAGGTAGTACAGGTATCGTCTCATGTAGGTGATTCCCGCACCCGTCGCCTGAACCTCGTTCATTCTGAATTTCGCGGGTTCTTTGATATTTTCGGCGGGAAATGACACGTCGATATGATTCTCAGGATTGTCCACGTCGATGAGCTTACCGAGTGCCTGTCCGTCAACAAATGTCGTTATGAAAACACAGTGATATTTTGCAAAAATCTCTGTCGCCGGAGGAACAATATCTGAAAGTTCATAGTAGGTAAACTCTGCATGATTATTCACTCCCGACTGCTGAACTTTCAGGTTCGCGAAATCCGCTCTCGCGGCTAAGAGTCTTACATAGAGATTCGCACCGATAACTTCGTTCGGAGTTTCTGTCTTTTTAGCTGGCATGATTTGATTCCTCCAATATATTTAATATTTCTTTTTTAAGTGAGTTGACCTTCCGTGTATCACGGTTTCGTGGCTTGATTCCGAGAAAATCGTTGACATACTTTCTGGCAATTTGTATGTACCAGTTTTTGTCGATATCCTCTATTGATGCTTCGTTATTGTTGTCAATGAGGCAATGTGCCGGTAGCCCTCCGATTTTCGCATTCCGCCCGGTTCCTTTATGAGTTTTCATCAGTGTGCCGAGTCGTGAATCCTTTGAGGCATATACTCTGTTGCATCGTTGAACTTGAACTTCTTGGGGATTATTCAACGGATTAATAATCTGAAACACCCTCGAGTATTTGCCTGAAGCTTTCGCCACGATTTGAAAGGCGAGGGGGTCGGTACAGTTGTTTATCGTCTCTTCAACAGGCACATCTTTCGCAAAATAATCAACGAGTGCTTTCGCAATTATGGTCATATTGTTATTGATGTTGAATGCGCCTGCGGGTGCTATCCCTCTGACGAGCAAACCGCCTTTGACTTTCAAATTCCCATCACAAGCGATCTCGATGTAATTGTTAACGTCCTTTTGAATGATTTCTTTGATAACATCTTCTTCGAGTTCGAAGCCCGTTCTGTCTTGCAACTCTTGCGTGATTTCGGAGACTTTCAAATACTCCACATCCTCGAAACTCACCATAATACCATCGGTGTTAAGTTGGATGATTTTCAAGGTTTCACATTCGGCGGCAAGGTGGTTAGCGAGTTCCAAGAGATAGAGTTGCCCGGAGATACATACAGACCTACCCATCAAAGGGTCGAAGAGGTCGTTATACTTATTGAGCATCGCACCATAGGTGGTGTTAGCAACGAGTTTCAAAGCGTTTGCAAGTGCTTTGTCTCCCGACTTCTTTGCCTGTATTCTTCTTTCCAGCATCTTTTCGTAGATTTTGGGGTTAGGAATACTGCGTGAACAATAGCCATTGACCGTCATCAAGTGGGGGTTCAGTAGTATGAAGCCACATCATAATTGCGAATCAACCTCATACACAAACCACCCCCTCTCTGCGTGAAGGTCTTAGCAGGTGTTCTCCATCCGGCTCTCCTGCGATTACACGCTTTTTGAGAGTGTTGTAGGAGATGCCGAGTATTTCACTCCATCTTTTTAAGGAATGACATTCACCGAACGCCGTAACCTTATGTGTGGAGCATCGGTTATTGCAATTTTCCTTGATTGAAACCCATCGACAGTTTTCGGGAGAATAGCCCCTGTCGTTATTGACTCTATCAAGAGTCAAGGTCTCAGAATAACCGCTCTGTAACGCCCATTCCTTGAACGCCTTGCGTTTTTCCATTCGAGACATACTGAGATGCCTCTGCCACCATATCGAGCGTAGAAGGGGTGCTTAGGGTTCGTACAACGCTGAATCATATTGGAATGAATTACATCAAGTCTTGTCTTCACTTTCACCGCTCCTTTCTCGGTATGTCGGTATGGCTCCGTGAATACCACCGAATCCCAGGGTACATTGACAGTCACCAATCATCAAATTGAGTTTGGACGAAAACAATTCTTCCTCGGGAATTGATTTATCGTGTATACGTTCGAAAAACTTTACCGCTTCCGCCGGAACATATTCCCAAAGAATGTTGTCCGGGAAATTATATTCCCGCTCGTCGGTATGCGTTTGTGGGTGAGCATCGAGGTATGCCGCTGTCAGCTTCGCGTTCGTCATGTACAGGGCTTTTTCATCAGGTATACCTTTTGTCCTGCCGAGGAACAGCTTGTTTTTCAGATAGTTTTTTCGCAGCTTGTACAGCTCTTCTGTTGCGTCGACATCGTGAACACAGTACATTACTGTTTCGTCAATTTCATAGTCAGTAAGAGCACGATCGAGGTTGAAGTCCACTTCTGATTCTTGTATATCCATGCCGAGATGAGCTTCTATTGCCTTTAGGGACAAGCCTACCTGACAGTCATCGAATACATCAAACTGCTTGAAAAAGTAACGATTCCCACGCATCAGCGGGTGTTCCCAGCCGCCTCCGCCGCCGATTATATAGTCATTGAGTTCTTTTATGTCTTCGGGCGAAGCCTCGGCAAGAGCTGCTTTAAGGATGAATTGATCGTAGTGCTTATTGTTGAACCCGCAGAGCAGAACGTCATCGTCTCGCATAAACTCCTGAAGTGTTTCAGGGTCATTGTGAATGATTGTATAGATTCCCGTTTCGGCGGACTTAAATACGAAAAGCCAATCGTGCGCGAAAACCTCGCAGTCGAAAAAATAAATCATTGTGCACCTCCGTCCGCGAATAAGCATCCGTTTTTACGATAGATACCTACTCGTGATTTGAACGCCCGCTGAAAGTATCTTCCGTTGTCTACGAAGTCAATGCATATCGGGTCTTTCTTACCCTCATGCGTTCGAGCGACACGCCCTATCGCCTGTGTAACTACGGCATAGTCCTTTTGCGGCAAGGTCATGTAAAGCGTTTCAAGACACGGTATATCAAGCCCCTCTTTTGCTAGTGAAAAAGTTGCGAATAAATACTTTTTCTTGCCGTTTCGCATGTCTTCTATAGCCTGCTCGCGTTCCGCTTTGCCTCTTTTCGAAGTCATTTTCCCGGAAATCATAACGGATTGTTCCCGCATCTCAGGCGGAAGCGCCGACATCAATGTTCTCAGATGTTCGAGCCTTTCCGAAAGAATCAGCCCCGGACGATCTCGATATACCGAAATAGTTCGTACTATTGTGTCGTTTCGAGTACTGTCGGCGCAGAGGTGATTTATCATCTTCGCATATGCGATGGTGCCGTCGGAGTTCAAACAGTCAAGAGATATTCCGCTCGTTGTGTCTACCGTGCAAACAGTGACAGGCATTGTTTTTTCGGCAACAGCTTCATCAGGCACTGTATAAGCTACATGACCAAGAAGCGCGTATGTTGCCTCAATCATTCCGTCGGCTCTGTGTACGGTCGCGGAAAGTCCGAATTTATGCCGCGCTGCGATATGATTCAAAACCTTGTAAAATTGAGTCATAGTTGTCGGGCTTCCGGCTACTCGGTGACATTCGTCGACAATCACCACATCCCAGCAATCCTTGTATCGGTCGAGATCGAGTTTAGCCATCGTCTGAACCGTCGCAAAAGTTATTCCCTTACCTATCTCAACTTTTCCGCCCGTGATTGTACCTATGAGTTCTTTATCAATATACTGCTCGGCTCGCGCCTTGCTCTGATTTAACAGATCGAGGGTGTGGGTGAGCCACAGCACAGGTCGGCGATATCTTTTAGCAAGTGCTATCCCCATCTGCGTTTTACCGCTTCCGGCTTTACTTTGAAGTATTCCGTACCGACTCTCTATCAGCTTGTCAACAGCCTCAGACTGATAATCATACAGAGGTACAGGCTTGCCGCCGAAGTCGATATCTTTATTGCATCGGAACTCAACATCAAGACTTAGTGATTCACCGTCTACGACCATATCTGAAAACACGCCTCGCGTGCCATATGGAAGAATCAAGTCATCCCCGTCTTTTTCATAAAGCGTCAGGTTTTTGGGAGTATCCCCTATCCAAAATCCCATTCGCGCTTTTTTAGCATATATGGGATTTTTAATCGTCAATGTGTTTTTGCACAGCTGAACAATTTCGGGGGTCGGGTCAGATACCCGAATGGTGCTACCAATACTCAAGCGCATGATCTCACCCAATCTTCCAACTTAACCCCCCATGAATCGAGTTCAGTTTTGTGGAGTGAGGATTTGACGCGAGAAAGAACCATTAGTGTGGTGTGAGGAATCATATAGATATTCCCCTCAATCAGAACTGCAAACCATGCTCTCCCGTTCCCAAAGCTTCTCCAAAGCTCCATTGCAAGATTCTGATTATCTTCGATTCTCCCGAGCCTGAATGAATCTCCGGAGCAAACTTTGCAGTCTATCAGATAAGCAATGCCGTTTCTGACGGCAATTACATCAGCAGGCTGACCGTCACGGTTCTGTGCGAAGTTATGTACCCAGAACCCCTTGCTAAAGAGCATCTCGCAGAATGAACGCTCAAAGGCGTTTCCGGCTTGTTTGTTTGAATGTTTCATTGTTTTACCTCTTCATTTGAATTTAGGACAAGTTGCCATTTTGTGTTTCGCATCTCTTACAGGTTTTCCGTGTCTCGGGAATCTTGCCCGAAGCAAATCGTACTCGAGTGACTGCTGCTTGTGAATTTCCTTGAGAAGTTCTTGTCGAGCAGAGAACCATTCAAGGTATTCTGTGCAGGTCGCATGGCATTTGATATCACGGTTTTCACATTGGTGACAGGGGTTAATCGGCACAGTTCATCACCCCACTTTCCAATGACTTCGGTTTATTCAGGCTTTTACCAACCATTCCGATTCCTATTCCTTTTCTTTTTGAGGTGATACGCACAATAGTCCTCGGAAGCTGAAATCTCACGGAAACATTCCGTTTCATAGGTATAGGCGCAGCATTTTCCGTCCCATCCGTTACTCGGACGATAGATATCGCGAAGCCAATAACAAGTTTTGCAGATGTTTTTTCTGTGCCATTCCTGCTTTTTGGGGACATCAGCGGTCTTTTCGAATCTTTCCATTGCGTTCACTCCTATCGGCTTTGAGTCTGGCGCTGACTCTGTTCTCGAAAGCTATGAGCTTGTCCTCATGCCAAAAGCCGTAGATTATCAGTACGACGACAGCAAATTCAAAAACTGTCTGAATTGCAAATTTTAAAGCCATAGTTATATTTCCCCTCTCTTCCTTTCCGTCTGCCTGTCCGTCATCCCCCGGAAGCTTGCGGGATTGCAGATGAACAATGAATGAAAATAAAGAAAGGAGTGTAGTGAGTGACCTCCGGGAGATGAGGCACAGGCAGACAATGATTGTTATTTAACTGGGGTCTATCCCCGTGTATTCTTTGAACTGTTTCGGGTTGATATAGTAGGTGTAGCGATCACCGTTCATCTTCATCGCGGTTCCTATAGGAAGTCGCCCTCGCTGTAAACCGATTCTGACGAACATCTCGCTCACACCCATAAGCCTTGCGGCATCTTTGACTGTGATTCTTTTCATGATTCTCGCCTCACGAAGAGAACGCCTTGAGAAAACGTTCTTTTCCTTTTACGGTGATAAGCATCTGAACACCTGTCCAGTCGGTCTTATCGTTGTATGTCTCCTTGACGGTGAACAGCCCTGAATCGACATGCTCCGCATAGGGCATCAGCCTGCCGCGCTTGTCGCGGTAAATGTACTTGTGGTCTATAAGCCACTTTACGAAGTCGTTCTGCTTCAGCCCGAGAAGCTTTGCTGTCTCTCTGACACCGGTAAGGCTCTCGCGGTCGCACAGACCGTCAAAATATTCCGCTTTTGGCTGCATAATGGCGTTCTGAACCGAGAGGTTAGCGTTTATAGTCTTGAATCTCTCAAGCCTTTCCTCAGCCATTCTGAGAGCTCTCGACATCACCGCTTCGGGTGAGTTCCACTCTCTTTCAAGCTGCAAGAAATACTGTCTCGCCTGCTTGCCTTTCTCGTTGCGCTGAAGCATACAGATTTCTTTTGCCATGTCGATTGTGAGTTGTGCGTCGGTTGCCGGTCTACCACCGGTACTTTCGGACAAAAATGTCTGAAAGTCCGCGCCGTCTGTAAAACCGTATTCGCACATTCTCGAAAACCACTTGTTAAAAGGTGTTTCCACTTCAAGAAATTCGTGGAGGTCTCTCGCTAAGACCGTCGGTCTGTCGCTCTCATAGTTGATTTTGATTAACTCGTTCATTTACAAAGCTCCTTTATATTGACTTTTAGTCTTGAAATTTATATACTAAAAACAAAAAATGTAGAGGTGTGTCATGAAAGTTTCTAAAACAACGAATGTTACTCTCCCGGCATCTGCTTCCTGGAGAATTGAAAAATTTTCATTGCTTGAACTTTTTAAGACTATTGAAGATGAGTACACCGCACTGATTCCGGCATCGGAGAATTATCGAACTACCGTAGTCGTCTGTCGCGACATAAGCGACGAGACAAGGTACACTTTAGAGGAATTTAAGAAGCACTTTTCAGACAGTACGCCTTTTAAGTCTATAACTCTTCTGTGTACCAACGCACTCGAAGGGTCCGCGTACCTTTATCTTGATACCGAAAGCATTCTGTATAAGACTCCATATCAGTGCTACATTTCAATTTCTTCCTCAAGTCTCACAGAAGCAGAAGCAGAAGATTTTTTAAAGAAGATGACAGCTCTTGCTATTTCGTTTTTATCGGAAACAAATGCAGCGCAGAACATCGAAGATTCCCGCATCCAACAGGCACCTGCTTCAAAGACTCAAGAGGAATCATGCAGTGGTGATGATGACAACGCAAACCACGATCACCCAAACAGCAAGCGCCACAAGAAAAGGGCTGCATTCTGGGATTTCGCCAAAAAATTGGGATTGCTTATCACCATTGTGGGTGGCATTATTACCATTCTTTCTTCTTTTGGCTTTCGCAGTTGCACGCAGCACAATGATAATTTGAAAAACCAAACATACAGTGTTAACAGCGAAGCAGATTTTACCTAACACCATATAGTCTCATCTCCTTTCTTATTGCATTAATTTCATTTTCTTGCTATACTGTTTTCGCCTTTTGTGGCAGAGAGGGGTTGGTTACATTGACCAAACTTTTGACTTTGCCTGTTCCTGTTGCTCCGGAAGAGTAGCCGATGCGGAAGGCGTTCCATGTGCGGACGGTGTCCGCCGAAGTGAAGCTCTGAACTAAGAACCGGCAGAACGTTGTCGGTGTGGGATTTCGCAAAAAGGGTTCATCATCCCGTGCAGGGAAGCACGTTAAAAAACGCAGATGAATCGGTCTCAGGCGCGCTTGATGCGTTTAGGTGAAACCTATTGCGCTGAGACTGCCCCACTGCAAGTCAGAACAGGTAAATAAAACCGGCAACAACATCCGAGACGATTCCTCGGGTGTTGTTTGCTTTTCCGAAGCAACAGGAGCAGGCAAAGAGCGTTTGTGTCAAGTGTGGAGTTTCTTTCATCTCGTTTATCAACTTGCGTTTTCACAAGTCAATGAGTAAAAAAATAAAACGAGGCTTTTTCTATAGGTTCCCCTATAATCTCAAGTATTTTGAACATTTCGCTTTGCGTGAACTCCCTTGCACCGCAGAGCTTGCGATTAATCGTCGCCTCGCTCTTTCCGACGCTTTTCGCAAGGCTTTTCTGCGTTATGCCTCGTTGTCTCATTGCGCCGAGCAGATTTGAGTAATCATACATTATCACTTTCACCTCCTTTTGGTTCAATTATACTACTTGCGTTTTCACAAGTCAATACTTTTCACAAGTTTTTCAAAAGTTTTTTTCATTTTTACTTGCGTTTTCGTTGGCTTTGTGATATTGTATAGACGAGGTGATTAATATGCCAAGCTTTGCAGAAAGATTAAACGAAGCCTTAGAACGCAGAAATATGACCGCAGCGGAACTTGCGAGAGCGTTGAATGTCGCTGATGCCACAATAAGTAATTATAAAAAAGGAATCTACGCACCAAAGCAAAGAAGAACTGAAGAAATATCAAAAATTTTAAATGTATCTATTCCGTGGTTAATGGGCGCTGATGTTCCAATGAAACCGCTTAACCTTGTCTCACCAAACATTACAGATGATGTTGTTACTTTTCCGGTTCTTGGTTGCATTGCGGCGGGATTCGAAGAAGTCGCAGTCGAAGATTGGAGCGGCGCGGTTGTAGAAGTTCCGAAGGCTTATCTGAAAGGTAGAGATAAAAAAGATTTCTTCGTTTTGGAAGTTCGCGGCAATTCGATGTATCCGCTCTACCACGAGAAAGACAAAGTTCTTATATTGAAGCAAAATTATATTGATCACAACGGTGATGTCGGAGCAGTCATTTACGATGGGGAATGCGCTACACTCAAACGCGTCGATATTTCAGATGACATGGTAAGACTTAGTCCGATAAATCCCGAGTATCAACCGAAAGAGCTTCACGGTGCGGATTTAGAGATGTACCACATTCTCGGCGTTCCTCGCCTGCTCATACGTGAAATAAATTAAAAGAACCCCCGGTGCTGGAACACCGAGGGCTCGCATACCAAAACACGCCTACCAAAGAGTGAGTTGATATATTTAATAGTATATCACCCCGCTCTGTTAATGGCAAGTAAAATAACAGAAAGCGGGTATTTTTATGCGTTTACCTAATGGATATGGTTCAGTATATAAATTATCAGGAAACAGACGAAAGCCTTATATCGCTCGCCGAACTATCGGGTGGGACGATAACGGGAAACAATTATACGCCAACATCGGGTACTATCGAACAAGAGCGGAAGCCTTGCAAGCCCTCGCCGCATTTAATGATAATCCATATGATTTGCAGCTTTCAAAGGTAACATTTTCCGAGATATACGAGCGTTGGTGGAATGACACATTCGATGATGAATCGAACCGCTCAACCACGAGAAATTACAGTGCAGCTTATAAACACTGTTCATCTCTCTATGATATGCATATGTCAGACATACGCCCGTCTCATATGCAGGATGTTATAGATTCCTGTACTGCCGGATATCAAATGCAGAAAAGAATTCGGATCCTGTTCAACCAGCTATATCGCTGGTGTATAAGTCATGATGCTATAAAAAAGAACTATGCAGAGCAAGTGAAAATTACCGCTAAAGAAGAGTCTAAACCGAGGGCGGCATTTTCAACAGATGAAGTCGCTTTATTATGGAGTTTGATAGATAAGCATGAATACATCTCAATGATACTCATACTCATATATTCGGGAGTCAGAATTTCCGAACTGCTCGATCTCAAAAAAGAAGATGTTCATCTTGATGAGCAGTGGTTCAATGTGAGACATTCCAAAACCGAAGCAGGTGTTAGAGCCGTGCCTATTGCCGATAAGGTTCTCCCCTTTTGGCGCAACTTCATGGAAAAATCAAAAAGCCCCTATGCCGTATGCACAGAGGACGGT